GGACTACGTCCTGAACAATGCCGAGATCACGTTTCTCGCCGCTTCAATCCCCGAGGCGGGCGCGACTGTGATCGTCGACTATCGGTGGTAGGCATGGAGCGAATGCGGATCTGGCTGGAGCATCGCGAACTGGTGTTCCAGCGAGTCCGCTGGAGTGATAACGAGAGATCGATCGCAAAGTGCACCGTGCCGCGATGGGTTTTTGTGGGCGCGATGGTTTCGATTGCATCGGGAATTTCTTTATGGAAAACCCTCGAGGTTTTGAGTATGGTGGGGCGATGATCCACCCCAGCCACGGCAGCGCTCCTCAGATATGTCTGCGCGCGGCCTCGGGGAATTCCGGAGGTACCCCCCTCAGGGTCCTTCCTTACCTCCTTCCGCCGCGAGGCTGTGCCTTTGCGCAAAAACGCTAGGCGAAATCCGAAATTTGGGTTACCACCTTCGGATTACCACCCCGATTCTTCTTTCCCTTCATGACCCCACTTATCCGTCGCATCCTGAACGGCGATTGCCTGGACCTCCTCGGCTCGATCCCTGACGGTTCCGTCGACCTGGTGATCTTCGACCCGCCCTATGGCACGACCGCGAACGCCTGGGATAAGCGCCTGCCCTTCGACCAGCTCTGGCCCGAGCTGTGGCGCGTCCTCGCACCCGCCGGCGTGGTCCTCATCACCGCGCAGCAGCCCTTCGCGACCGACGTCGCGCAATCAGGCCGACGCTGGCTGCGCTATCAGTGGGTCTGGGAGAAAACCACTGCGACCGGATTTCTCAACGCCCGCCGAGCGCCGCTCAAAGCGCATGAAGTCGTCCTCGTCTTTGCGCGCCGCCAGCCCAGCTATGCGCCGCAGATGACCGAGGGCAAGCCCTACAAGGCCCGCGCCTGCCGTCACTATTCGGCGAACTACAACAAGTACGCCGGCGTGGCGAAGGAGAACCCCGGCGTTCGCTTCCCGCGCGACGTCGTCCGCTTCACCAACGAGCGAGGCCTGCACCCAACGCAGAAGCCTACCGCGCTCTACGAGTACCTGCTGCGCACCTATAGCCAGCCCGGCCAGACCGTCCTCGATCCGTGCGCCGGATCCGGAACCGCGGGCGAAGCGGCTGAGCGTAGTGGTCGCGGTTACATCCTCATCGAACGGGAGAAGTCGTATTGTCAGATCGCCAAGAACCGGATCCGCAGAGTGCGCCGAACGATAGCCCAGGCCCAACGCCAAGCGACCCTCCGCGGCTCGGACTCCGGGCTGCTGCGCGCGCGCTCGGCATCTCGCATCCGGCGCTAAAAAAGGCTGTCACCACTGGACGTGTTACGCAGGGCACTGACGGTACTTTCGACGTAGAGGAAGCCCGCCGCCAGCTCGCCGCGAACAGCCATCCGAACAAGCGGCCTCCGGAGACGCGCATTGGAAACCCTAGCGCGCAACTTTGTCAACCAGAGACGGGCAAGGGAATTGACAAACCCAAGACGGAAATCGTCAGGCCTCCGCCGGGCACCAAGGTCGTGATCACCGGCGACCACCCCTGGACCGGTGAATCCGGCGTTATCGTCGGCTACGAGATCCTCGGCCTACTGCCGCATCTCGGCCCGCAGGCCCGCGTCAAGCTGGACCACAGTGAAGGCATCGGCGGCCATGGCGAGTGCTTCGTCGCGCCGGAGAAGCTCGCCCGGCCCGGAGCGCCGCTGCCCTTCATGGCCGCGCAAAAGGCCGGCATCAAGGAAAGGAACGGCCCGAAGGAAGCCGACAACTCCATCGCCGAGGCAGCGCGCCGGCGCGAGTGGATCAAGCTGCGCGAAGCCGAACTGGACCTCGCCGAACGCGAGCAACAGTTAATCCAGCTCGCGGCGATCAACGCGCATATCGCCGGAATGATCGTCGTCTGCCGCGACCGGCTCACGAACATGGGAGCGCAATTGCGCGACCGCCTGGCGCAGATCTCGGATCCGATTGAATGTCAGCGCCTCATCGATGACGAGGTGAACGGCGCACTGAATCTTTTGGCGGAGTACAAGCCCCCTCCGCCCGACTCTAAGTGACCGAATCCTTATCGGGAGAAGCTCTAGGGATCACCTCCAGCGCGCTCGCATCTCTGTGGCGCGAATGGAGTGAACTCTGGCGCCCCAAGCAGAAGCTTCCCCTGGCTGACTGGGCCGAGGACAATCTCAATCTCACCAGCGGCGCGAAGACCGGCAAACTGCGGCTCTACGTCTGGCAGCGTGAGCCGTTCAATGCGTGGACCGATCCACGCGTCACCACCATCGTGCTTATGTGCGGAACGCAAATGCTAAAGACCCTCTTCATGCTGGCGGCCACGTGCTATCAGATCGCCGAAGACCCAGGTCCGCAGCTCACGATCTTTCCCAAAGAAGGCTCGGCCGAGAAGTTCTCGCGCGAGCGTCTCACGCCCACCATCAAGGATTGCGCCGCGCTGCGCGGCAAGATCGCGGATCCGAAATCCCGTAGCGGTGCGAACACGCTCACGCAGAAGGATTATCCAGGAGGACCTCTGACCCTGGTCGGAGCGATCTCGCCCGACAACCTCGCCTCGCGCTCAAACCGCTACCTGCAGTGCGATGAGATCGACAAGTATCCGAAGTCGGCGGGCAAAGAGGGCAACCCGATCGACATCGCGCGCAAGCGCCTCATCAACTGGGGCACGCGCCGGAAAGTCGCACTCGCGTGTTCGCCCACCGAAAAGGGCCGCAGCGCAATCGGCGCCGAGTATGAGCAGTCAGACCAGCGCAAGCCCTACGTCCCGTGTCCACGTTGTGGCCACAAGCAAATTCTCCAATGGGAGCGTGTCACCTGGCAGCAGAACGCCGAGGGCAAAGACGATCCGTCGACCGCTCGTTACGCATGCGCTGGCATGCTGCCTTCTGGAGAGGACTGCGGCGCGCTATGGAACGACGTCGAGCGTCTCTGGGCCTGCGATCGCGCGGAGTGGCGCGCCCATGCGCCCTTCAGGGGCACCGCGGGCTTCTGGATCAGTCACCTCTATTCGCCGTGGCGCACGCTCGCCCATATCGTCGAGGAGTACCTGGATGTGAAAGACGACCGCAATCGCTACAAGGTCTTCGTCAACACCACGCTGGCCGAACTCTATGAAGAAGCCGGCGAAACTCCCGACTACGAAAAACTCTATGCGCGCGCCGAGGAGTACACGCACGGACCCGAAGCAATCGTGCCCGAACGGGCGCTCTTCCTGATCTGCCCCGTTGACGTGCAGGACAATCCGCCGCGTCTCGAATACGAGGTGCAGGCATGGGGTCGCAATCGCGAGTGCTGGTCGATCGAGTATGGAGCTCTTCAGGTCTTCGCCGCGAACGGTCAACCGCTCCCCGTCACATCGCCCGAACTGTGGGAGGTCAAACTGCACGAGCTGCTGCAGCGCGAATGGACACATGCCCGCGGCCAACGCATGCCGATCCGCCTGATGACCATCGACACCGGGAAACGCCCCGCTCCCGTCTATGAGTTCGCGCAGAAACATGCGCAGCCCGTGTACTCCGCGGCTGGCATGGCCATCAATACCTGGCGAACCGTCGTGCCGATCAAAGGCAACGATGACGCTCTCCGTGTGATCTCCTCAATTTCGAAAGAAGATGCTGCTCGCAAGCGCCAGAACGTCCGCATCATCACGCTCGGCACGCATTGCCTTAAGCAGGAGATCTACGATTCTCTGCGTCACGTCGTGCCCCGCGAAGATGGCGGCCCGGTCACCGGATGCTTTCACCATCCGCGCTACGAGAAGACGTATTTCCAAGGCTGCTGCGGTGAGAAACGCATCACGAACGAAGACGGCTCGATCGCCTGGGAGCGCATCGTCAACGTCCGCAATGAGCCGCTCGATCTGAAGGTCTACGGCCGCGGCGGCTACTCGATCATGCAGGCCGACAACTTCACCGAGACCCATTGGCAGGCCTGGGAGAACGCTCTCGGCGTCCGCGGTCCCGCGCAGAATATCGCGGCCAAGCCCGCCGCCCCGAAACCCGCGCAAAAAGAGAATCCATTTACCAGCCGTGGTTCCTGGCTCGGTGACCGGAAAGAATGGCTCAAATGAAGCGCACAGGCGCTAGTCCGTTGTGCGCGAGGAGTTCAAAGTAATGGCTCTAACCCGTTCACAACTCCAAGCCAAACGTGACGCGATCATCGACGCGATCACCCAGAACAAGCAGACTGTCACCTTCAACGGCCGCAGCGTCACCTATCGCAGCATCGGCGAAATGAAAGACGCTCTTTCCGTGATCGACGCCGAACTGTCGAAAACGGCGAGCACCACCGGCTCCAGCGGTTCGTTCACACTCGGCAGCTTCCGCAAATCGCAATAATGACCAACTTGAACTGGATCGATCGCATGGTCGGCTATGTGTCGCCCAAGCATGGTATGCGTCGCGCGATGGCCCGCGCCGCATTGTCTGCCTATGAAGGCGCACGCATGGGCCGTAATGGGGGCAACTGGCAAACCACGGGATCTTCCGCCAACTCCGCGATCGACGGCTCACTGCTGCGCCTGCGCGATCGCTCGCGCGATCTCTATCGCAACGTGCCGGCCATGCGGAAGGCGATTCGCGAGAAGACGAACAAAGTGGTTGGGCCCGGCGGCGTCATCCCCCAGTCCCGAGCGGCCGACAAGGTCAACCGTCGGCTCATCGACGAAGTGCTGAAGCGCTTCCGCGACGAGTGCGACTTCGAAGGCCGCCTCGACTGGCCTGCCATGCAATGGCTTGCGGTGAAAACCATGCTCGAAGCCGGCGAAGTCGTCGAGCGCCACCGCTTCGTGAAGCCGACGAACCCCGCGAGCCTGGGACTCAAATTCCAGCAGCTCGAGCCCGACTTCATCGACATCACGAAAACGATGCCGCTCAAAGACGGCTTCATCATGCAGGGCATTGAGTTCGATGCGAACGGAAGGCGCC